AATGACTGCTCCTACTGATGCGCAACTAGCAGCAAAAACCAATCCGACGAATATAGAAAATAATGCTTTCATTATATTCTCCTATGCATAGGTTAATTCTGATAAAGGTTAACTTTATCCCCAATTATCTTATTTATAAGATACCTTTGTCCACATGTTGAACACTAAAAAAAGGGGTGCCGAGCACCCCTAAAAACCGTGAGGGTTTTTAATCTTTCGCTAACCTAGCAAAATAGCTTAGAGTGTCGTCCTCATCACCGGAATCAGAATCTAATGAATCATTAGATTCAAAGGGTGAATCATCAACAACGTTTACAGTTACTGATTTCATTTCAGGCATTTCTGCTGAAACTCCTGCATCGACTCCAAGTACTCGATTCAGCTTTGCTTTGAGTTCATCATATGTTTTATAGTTTTTAGGATCTACAAACTCCTGAAGAGAATATAGCTTATTGTATACCTCTTCGAGTCTTGATTCATCCCCTTCAAACAATGATGCTGGAGAGCTAAACTCTGACTTATCATAGTTTACCCAACCATCAACTTTTCTGATTTTGATCTTAAAGTCAGCGCCTTCCCAGAAATCGTATGGATTCACTGGTTGTTCGTCGGCAAATTGAGGTTGCATCTGATCCATTAGTTTATCAAAGATTTTCTTACCGAACTTGTATAAGAATACCTTACCCTCGTTCTGAGGATTTTCAGGATCAGAAATTACCAACACATTTGAAACATAATGTAGTCTTCTCTTTCTTTCACGAGCAATAGCCTTATCCTCATCACGGCCAGAGTTCCAAAGTACAGTGTTTGACTCTGAGACTGGGTCCTGCTGCCCAATAGAAGTTAAGGAGTTTTCGATATACCATAGACCGGTAGGACCTTTAAACCCATGATCCCAATATCTTACCCAAGGAAGATCTTCACCTTCTTTTGCGGGTAAGAATCGGATTACGGCATAACCGTTTCCTGCCTTATCTCTGGTTGGTTTCCAAAAGCGATCATCTTCATAAGATGTTGTTTCGGTTTTGGGTGAGGATACTGCTTCTGCAGCTTTTACGAGTTTGTCGATTGACGAGCCTCGGGTGCTCTTTAAGTTTGCAAATGACATATTTTTCTCCGTTGTATTTACTGAATTATCCACTTACGCATAATATTATACATTATATCATAATATAACATTTATGTAAACCTCTTTTTAAGGATTTTTAAACATGAATCCTTATTGAAATCTACAAAGGGTGTATACTTCTCAATCTTCCTCTTGATGTCTGGCCATATAATGGTTTCAGATATCTTTTTGGATTCCCTTGGTACAAACCCTAATATGGAATTTAGAATAACAACAGTCTCTAGACTGATCTCTTCTTGCATCCATATTTTTACTATCATCGGATGTTGTCCATCGTCTGATATAAAGTATTTATCGAAATCATATCCTAAGTCAACTAACTTATTAATATCTACTTCGAATGTTCTGTGTATTGACTCTCTGATTTTTTTATGGTCTCTGTAATTTTGTTCGCCCCCTTCATTAAGCATCTCGCCAATATAAGAAGAGCCACGAACAAAGTTAGAAACGAAATAATGAACAAGGTCTTTACCATAGTTCTTTGCTACCTTTGCGAAAAAATATTTATCTTTACGTTTGAAAAAAGATTGTGGTGTGATTTGGGTTTTGAAATTATATTTTATTGCATCATATGTATCTGTTTCAAAGTGAAGTTTGATTGAGTTATAAACTTTATAGGCTTCATATGGATCAGTCATACAGGTAGTGTATTTCCTTTCTTTTCTCTTAATAGATTATTTCTTTTTGCTTCTGCTTCGACTTTTTGTTTCAATGAATCAGTCATAAGCTTTGGTACATTACGAAAATCTAATTTTCGGTACTCAACAAAATAAGTCATAGCATCTATATAGGACATATCTTCCTTTGCAACTAAAGTTTCTACGGCTTCAGAGAACCTTTTCTTTGTCATTATCTTATCTTCAAGCATCCATCACTCTTAGTAGTATACAGTCAGAATTGATTCTTCCTGTGGGTTGATATATTTTAGTTGTAAGATTTCCCCAGATGTTCTCAATCTGTCTTGCAGTCTTGTTTAGAATCTGAGGTAGAATCTCATCAGGCTTACGTAAAGTTGTAGTTCTACTCATCTTAGGATCAAAGAATTTAAGGGTTGATCCACTTACTTCGAATCCACTAGTTCTATCACAGATATACTCAGTGAGTTTCTTTTGCTTTACGTTATACACAAACAACCTGTAATTACCTGGTATAAGAACAGGATTAATTGATGTTAGTTTAGATTCGAGATCTTCTTTGTTATATTTAAGATTTATGACTTGCTTATCGGATGCTTTCGGCTTCTTCGCTCTTGGTATTCTTGTAGCCTTAAATGAATCTCTTAATCTTTCAAGATCAGAGAAGGCTTCATCTAGGGTTTTAATCATTGATTTCAGTTGGGGTTTAGATACATGCGAATAAGCTTCTACAGCTTGATCACAGGTTTTGTTATACGCGTCACTAAGAACTTCATAATCAAGCTGAATCATATCTTTTACCATATTAATGGCGTTAGACTTAAGACCGGCAAGTTTGAATTTGTTGTACATATCGAACTTAATTTTATAATTACCATCAATCCATTGGTCAACAACTTCTTCTTGGAAGTCCCCATAGACTGTATCAATAACTTTTCTTCGTGTTCTTTCTACAGGAGAGATCTGAGGTGGTTTCTTTTTTTGCTCCTCTTTCTTTTCCTCTACGACTGTCCTCGCTTTTTCTAATATTTCAGAATATGCTTCACGAAAAAATTCTAGATCTCTTTCATTATTTTCCCAACCCCTAAAATGGAGTATTGCACTTTTTACCCTTAGGAATTGCCAATCTTTTAATTTCTTTAGAGCTAAGATATCTTTCTTTTTATATCCTAGTACCTCTTCAGCAAATCGAATACAGTATGGAACATAGTCCTTTGGCTTATAATGATAGTTGTAGTAATTCATGGACTTTTGCCATACATTACCTCTTTTAACTTCGTCGGTTGGGGTTTCTCCAGGATTAAAAATAGGCTCTGCACCAACATACTTGTCGTCCAGAGTTATCCTATTCTTTCTTAATGTAGTTCTTAATTTGTTTTCTTTTGCCATACGTATATTATACCGTAGATAAAATTAAAAGTAAACCCCCTAAGTGGACTTTTTGATAAGGAGTAAGGGATGCCACAAAGGGGGTTTACGTAAACTATTCTAATCCGTCTTCCCTTTTATATTTCTTAATTCCTTCAACATAGTTCTCTGCAGCGCTTTCTGCATATTCCTCACTATGTCCTTCATACCATTCAAGTCCTAAGCAACAATCTGAATCATACATACGAATACCATAAACATGATTCTCTCCTGTGCTTCGAACAACTTCTGCTTTTAGCTTTCCATTATAAAATTCGGAAAGAGTAATATAGTTTTTTGAAAGGTTCATCATTTTTTTCCCTTAATCATATTTTTTAAAAATCCACCTTCTTCCCAAGCAAGTGGGATATGTTTTTTTTGTCTTTTTTCCTCACTCATATGAGCACCTACATAGACAAATAAAAGTCCTATTGTGATAACTACTAATCCTATAATAAAATCCATTATCGTGCCATCCTTGATATTTCTGTTGCTTGTTCTTGATTAATTACTGGAACTGCATTCGACTTATGCATCGTAGCAATTCCTTTGATGAGAGTTCCTGTATATTTTATAGGTTCTTTACGATCACCTTTACCAGATCCCATCTTACAGAATGTCCCATTCTTTACAGCTTCTTCCATGAGAGACTTATACTGCCTGGATTGTTCTTGCCTTAGAAGTTCCAAAGTGGATGGTTTATATTCCATTGTTTTAAATTCCACTGGCTTTTTCTTAACAGGATTTGCTGCATGTTTCTTACGACGCTTACCAGTTGGTCCGTAGCGTAGAGAACCCATATAGAAGCTAGTCATACCCATTAGAAGGATAACTCCATTTGTTTCTTTCTTTCATGAGTCATTTGGATATCGGCTTGATTACTTTGGTAATCGTACATGATTTCTTCGATTGACTTCGGTTCCTTCATTGTAACAACTTCACCACTTGATGAGATTGTTCGAATAATAGAACCATCGTTATATTCAATGTCAGTTACATTACCATCCTCTGGCCTAGTTTCATACCACATTGAAGAGATTATATGAGTGTTAAAAAGATGTAAGGATTTTACACCCTTAGCCCACTCTTCTGCTTTTAGACGAAGTCTTTGTCTGTTTACTTCATATTCATACTGACCCATTCTTACCCCCAGCCTTTGCTATTAGTTCTCTTAGTTTCTGATCCCAAAGTTTTTTGAACTCTGGATTCTTAGCATTCTTCTTCGCATTTCGAAGCGCGATAGCCCTACGTGTAACACTATCCATTAGTTCCACTCATCCTTCATGGATTGATAAGTTTCGTAGTAAGAAGTACCTTGGATATAGTTCTGAGTCTCTTTCTCAGTGTAGTACATGTTTTCTTCCTTAAAGCATTCCAAAGAAGATGGAGCTTGATGAGCTGCTTTTTTTACAGTCTTCGTAAGCTTGTTATAACTACGAACAGGTTTGCTATAGATTTTCTTAACTGTTTTCTGAAAAGCCATTTCTTCTTTTTCTTTCTTCAGAAAGTCCATTATTTCGTCAAATGAATCTGCCATTACGCTGCCTCCTTCATATTCATATTACTAGGATTAACTGGAATAAGTCTTTCACAGAGGAACTGCTGATAGTCCTCTGAATATTCCGAAATTTGGTCTTGCCATTCAGACAAGGTTTGAACACCAATTGGAAACTCTTTTTGAGCAATGGTGTTGATGCTGAAAGCAGCCATCACGAATGCCATAGCATCTTGAGGTCGATCCAAACCAGTAACAAGATAGTCGCTACCGTTTTTGAATTTCCAATAAGAATTCCCAGATGAGAATTTACCATCCTCACAGTGAGCCCCATAATTTTCGAGATATTGTGTACTAACTACGAATTCCATAACTTACTCCTTTTTTTAAATTACCTGTATATTATACCAAATTTTTGGCCCCTTGTAAACCCCCCTAAGTGAAAAAAACTCAACTTTTTTCATCCAAGCACTCAACGGTAACCCTGTATTGGGTACCATATTTGTCCTCAACCGAGATGGTTTTCTTTGTAGATTTAAAGTAACCCTCAGGGGTTAAATCCATTTTAGGGTAGGACACATTAGATAACATTGGATCGTGTGTCTTCAAAGATTTCGAAATTGAATCAGCAATATAATCACAATAAACTAAACCTTTCATGACCAAACTCCTATATAAGCCATTACAGTAATGATTGTGGCACAGATGAAGATCCAAACAATGACCTTAGCAATAGCTGTAACCAAATCTCCTAAAAATCCAAAAAAGTGTTTCATTATAAAGATACCTCCACGAATTTTCTTCCACGTTGTTCGAAAGTCTTTGGCTTAGAGAACACAAAGGGAGTGTCAGTACCTTCCTTGATGTACCCCACCATTTTCTGATTCTCTATCATATAGGTATGACACGGAACACGATAATCTGTTTTCCAATCAGAGGTTATTTCTTTTAGAAACTTCATTATGCTGCCACCTCAATTTCGTCGAATCCAAATCCAGCGACGATATAGTGCTTATTCGTTTCATTATCAACAATGATGTCACCAACTGAAGTTGAATGACCACGTTCGTAGATATGGACCTTTTCCAAATCATTCCACATATTGGTTAGATGGAAAACGTGATCTAAGCTTTCGGCTTGGACCAAGAACTTATCGTTATAGAGAGCAATATCGTCCTTATTGAATATATCACCTTCACGGTCTTGAAAGTGCATATAGTCCATCTTTGCCCTCCACTTATCTGAACGAGCGACTGCGCCATCCCAACCAAGTTTGTTAGGCATGTCATCTTCTTCTTTGTTAAAAGTGATTTGTTTAACGGTGTATGTTTTCATAATGTAGTTCCTTATCAAGATGTGTCTATTATACCAAATCTCGGGGGCCTTGTAAACCCCCTTTTCGTGACTTTTTCGTGACGTTTAGTTGGTGAATGGAAGGTGGAATGGGAAGCATTTTGAGAAGACCTGAAGCTCTTTTCGATAGGCCTCTTTTTCCCATGGTTGGTTCTTGTATTTGTATCCCTCTGCAGATCGACCTTTCCAAGCCCATTGACCTTGAGAGGCGTCCAATTCTTTTCGGAGGAATTGCTTCGCATGGATCATTTCATGTGCTAGGGTCTGCATCATTTCCATGAAGGTGAATTCACCCTTAGAAATATCGATCTCGATGATTCCATAATCGTAAGAGCATAGGCCTGAAGCTTCGGTAAGTTTTTTGCTGAAGGTAATAACAATAGGTTTTTTGAACCTAGAAATTTTTAGGTGTTTGGCTATGTTCTGTACGTATTCGTGTACGGTAGCTTTGTTTTTAATCTGACCTTTGATAAGTACTGGTACCATTTTTTGGGTCCTTTTTATTAAATACATGAGTATTCTATCATATTTAGGGGCCCTTGTAAACCCCCTAAATCAACTTTTTTTCAACTTTTTTCTCTAATAAAATCAATAACTTATGTGTATATTGCTCTAAGTATATGATTTATATAGAGATTTATTTTTCCTAATAAAATCAATAACTTAAGAAATTACCCCTATCTTTTACTGCAATTCCTCTTGGCTCTATCATATACCTTCAGATTGTTATGGACTACAATTGAGGTTATTATTGTTGTAGGCATAAGAACCTCATCTGTAATTAAGCCTCTTCGGTCTATCTCAGGTAATAGATTACCGAATATGAAGGTTTTTAAAAGTATCATTTCGCGAACTTCAGGTACCCTTGGTAATAAAGGATTCATTTCATATACACAATCGTAAGCGAGGGCTCTTTTGGTAGACCAGATATCTCCAGCTTGAGCCAGAAAAAATAATGTCCAGGTAGCTAAGCTGGCAGGATCCTCCTCTGTTATTTTTATATCATTTAATATATTAGATTCAATAATGTATATTTCAGGGGATCTGTGTCTTTTTATATATTCTTCGTTATATGGTGCATAATACCCAGCATCAAATAATACCTTTCTTTGAGGAGATATATCTGCTTGTACTGAAGTACTTATAAGAAGTATTCCAAGTATTAATTTATTTAGTTGTAGCAATAAAGACTCCATCCCAATCCTTCGGTAAATCTTGCGTTTTCATATATTCGCAACGCTCTATCCACATATCATAATAGTTATCCATTTTACCATCAAACTCACCTTTTAAATCATTACAGAATTTTATAGCCATATCAAATTGTTGTGATCTATATAACTCATGCATCTTATTATGTGTATCTTGTCTTGAGGGCCAATCTGTATTATGCCATGCCCAAAACCATGTATCTAAAACTGTATAAATCCCTATACCAACACTCTTACCTTTTACTGCAAGATCATCAATCTTAAGGAAAAAGAAATCCTCCTCACATTGTTTTACAGTAGATTCACCAACTAATAATAAGCAACCATACTCTTTGCATTTAGATTCTATTCTTGCTGCTGTGCTAACTGCATCTCCTAAAACATCATATGAATGCCTGCTTGTACTTCCCATTTCTCCAAGGTAACCCAAGCCACTATTAATTCCAGCACCCATACCAATCGGAGGTCTACCTTCGGCTGTGATTTTTTCATTAAACCTCTCCACTGCCTTTAACATATTGAGTCCAGTTTGGACTGCGCTCTTTGGATGATT